AGTTGGATGGATTTTTGGCGTTTTAGTATCACGCACCATATCAAAACAGTTAAAAATCATTTTACCGTTATTATTAAACTTCGGCAACTTGTCACGGTAAAGCAATAAACCATATTCGCAGTTACCGACTACTCTCATGTTTGCCTTTAAAACCTGTGCTGAAAAGTTTTTTCGAAATACAAGGTTTATATAGTTTTTCAATCCGTAATCTTTTGCAAGCCTGATAAGATCAAACTGTTGCTCAAACTCACAGAAAACTATCATGCAAGGAGCTTTTCCTGTTTCCTTTGGTTCCTTAATTAACATAGTTGAACAAAAGTGCATGAACTCTTTAACTCTAAAGTCCTTGTCTGTATCAAAAAACTCAGTACCTGCCTTTTCCGATTCTCCATTTTTATTGTCCCCATCAATGTACCATGAAGGATTAGAGCCGTATGCATTTTTTCCGATATTGTACGGTATGTCAGCGATTATAAGCTGAGCCTTCGGTATTCCGTATACCTTGTAATTTTGGAAGTGGTCGTTTATTAACATATTAAAACAATGTTTTATTAATTTTTTCTAATTCTGTTTTCGCATAACCAAAGCGCTTTACTTCTTCAACCTTAGTCCTGTGCTGTTCAAACCTATTGCACCCATCTTTAAAGTAATCGGCATCAAGTTCACAGCCCCAATAATCCAGTCCTTTGTCATACGCTGCAATACGACTGGACTGACTACCCATGTGAGAATCAAATATTTTGTCACCAGGTTTGGCGTAGTTGTCGAATATCCAAGCGTATAAGGCGATTGGCTTTTGAGTTGGGTGTATTCTGTTAAGTTCTGCAGGATGCGTATCAAATTTTTTACAAGTCGTATTAAATGAAGTCCAAGCAAGCTCAAATTGTGCAAAAGTTACCTTATCGGAAAATTTTTTATCCCACATAAGCCAGCAACTCGAATCATATGGCATTTTGCTAATAAAATGATTTGCACCCCAAATAATTTGATTTTTTGAAATTCTAAACACATGATCAAGTATAATCTTATCTACAGACTTCTTATCCCAATATGCCTTTTTGTAATTGCTACTTTTTTGACCTTTCCGCCTTCCAATGTTATGATTAACCGATATTCCATATTCTGGATCAACAACCGCCAAATCGAAGAACTTATCCGGCAATCCTCGCATGAACTCCATGCAGTCGATATTATGAACTTCGCTGATCATTTCACCTCCTCCATCACCTCCTCAACCGTCCTGCATGCCTTGACAAAGTCCCGTGCGATCAGCGTATATCCCCAACGCTGTGTGAGCAGTATGTAGCGATTACCTGCTACCGTGTGCAGTATCATATAACCACATTCAAAGCGGTCTACCTTGATACCGGCCTGTGTTAGCTTGTCTATGTCGGTCATAATAGTTCAGGATTATCGTGAATGTTGCCGATGATATTTATATTGTTAATCTCTGATAATGGAATATATGTTATTGATGTTAATTTTTGCTTTATGCAAAAAACACCATGTTCGAAGCAAACAATCCATCCAACGTCATCAATATCCCCCTCAAAAATCATCTCACCGTTCTTGTCGAGTAGTCCGGTAAACTGTCCGACGGTTTCGGTGATGACTTCGTGCATACCAACTACATAATATCGAATTGAAAGGTTTTTAATTTGGCTCCAATTACCAGTCATATGAACTACTATGAATGATCTTTTTCTGTCTGTAACCAACATCCCATACCTCCACTCTCCAGTTAAAATATCTTTGCCTCTAAAATCTATTGTTCTCATAGCTCTTTTGTTATATCAAGTGAATTACACGGTTCAATTAACTGCCTGTCTACCCATATCGGGAAGTTTAGTCGCATCTCTATTGCGACCTGGTCTTTATTAGCAGCAACGATCAGGTAAGACCTGCCGGCATAATAGCAACGGTCTAAGGTCGTAGCAGTGCGCCTGAATTTGCGAAGTTCGTAACGCTGCAATACGGTTATAGCTGCATATATTACAGCAGGAATAATGAATATTATGTAGTATTTCATAAGTTAATTAATTAAATTGTTACTACTTCGACTTGTGGCAATATTACCAGTTGAGAGCATGAATCAGCGATCTTGCATTTACAGCAGTTGCTGTATGATGGACGGTAAATCAGCCCCCCTGTATTGAGTTGCAATTCAACTTCTGAAATTACCTGAGGCAACAGAGCATTAAATGATTCTAATGTATGAGCCGTGAAATCAACACGCCTAAAAATGACATCATCAGACTTAGGACTGGCAATATAGAAGTACCATTTTGGGACAATTCCAAACATTTTCATGTAAAGCCAGCAATATAGTAAAGGCTGCCATAATAAAGGAACCTTTTTCAATACTTCCAATATATCCTCTGTCTGCATTGCACCGGATGCATATTCAAACTTTTCAATCCCCCATCCGTATTCATTCCATCTGTCATATAAAAGATCTGAATACTTTAGGTCTATCAACACGCCATCTGCCTTTACGTCTGCAATCCCTCTGATATTACCGTGTGATAAAGTGATGCCAAATTCAGGATTATTAAACTGTTTCAATACCTCATTGAATAGTTTAGCGTGTTTGGCAGCCTGGACATATTCTGGTTTCATGTCACCTTTAGAGTACCCTTTACCGTTAACCTGGTAATACTCAGCCTGTGGTGGTTCTTCACCCTTGCGAATGTATCCAGTTGCAAGGTATTCAAAGAAACATCCGGCATTCTGAGCCGCTGTTGATTCACGCGGGTATGTGAAATCAATGTACTTAGCAGTGAGAACACCACCACATGTTGACTTATAAAAGTCTTTAAAAAATGATTGTGAATAATTCATGTTACTTTTTGTTAGCGATTACACGGTTTAAGATATTTTCAAGGCGGGTTAACGGTGTTGTTGAATCCTCGGCATACTTACGAATGATGTCTTTTTCCCCATCAGGCAGCGAGCATGATTCAAGGTTGCTGATAATTGATTCCCTTACTTCGACTGAATCTAAATCGTACACATCTGGGTTATAATCCTGATCGGACTTTTTGCGGTTCAAATCCCGCCCTAATGTTACCCCTATTGACTTAGCAGCGTTCTTCAGACATTCAGCCTTTAGACGTGGCAAGTCCATTTGCAGGCTGTTAGGCTTCTTGTTTGCCAGGTTCAAAGCCCATTCATTACGGGATTGTCCGGTAAGGTTATCAGGTACTTTATCAACTTTAATCTGAATAGCCGCCGCCCCTTCACGCTCAAGCCACACACCGCATTTAGGGTGAAATACCTTTAAGGTGATTGACCCGCAAACCTCGTTAGCTATAACCTGATAGCGAAAGTTAACGGTAGACCATAACCCAGAATAAAGCTCATCCAGGCGGTTCTCAACATATGATATCACAAGAGCATCCGCTCTATTGTCAGGTGTTTTCTCTATGAACTTTGCGTCTGGTTTTTTGTTAGTTAATACTTTGAAGTCAGCTATTCGTTTGAATACTTCGTTAAGCTGGTTTTCTTCCGGTAATGCCGGAGTGTAGCCATTGAATAAATCGAGTTCTTTTGTCATGATGTGAGGTTATTTCAAGGCTAACTCTAAAGTGAGTTAGCCTTATCAGTGATGTAATTAACTAATCTGTTTTGCAACTCTGCAATGTTTGCAAGAATATCAATCGCCTCTTTTGTTTTCAATTCAGGCATTGCAACAATCCTGAATGTTTGAGCAAGTGCAATTAATTTATTCTTATCCGGTGCGGCTGCGGCTTTCTTTTCTGCTGCAATACGATCTGCCTCTGCCTTAGCTTCGGCTTCGCGTTTTGCCTTTAATTCAGCTTCAATTCTTTCGCGTTCTTTCCTTTCGGCTTCGAGGCGGGCGGCTGCTTCAGCTTCAATACGCTTTTTTTCTACTTCTGCTGCTTCACGTTCCTTACGCGCTGCTTCATCTGCCTTCTTCCTTTCGGCTTCGAGGCGAGCGAGTTCATCGGCATGTTCTTTTGCTTTACGTTCTGCCTCTATTCTCATTGCTTCGTTTTCTGCCTTGATTCGTTCTTGTTCTTTGCGCTCTGCCTCAATAGTGGCCAATCTATCAGCTTCGGCTTTGGCAGCGGCTTCTTCACGTTGTTTTTTTACAAGAACTTGCCCATCATACAAGGCGTTAAATGCCTCCTCTGTCATTAATTCTACCTGATATAATGTCGGGTTGTCGCAAACGGTTGCTAGTTTTTCAAGGCGTTCAGTTTTGAGTTTTAGGAGACGTTCTTTTTCAAGATTGAAAAAATGGTTTTCAATCTTTTCAAGGTTTTCTTCCATCTGTTCGACAGGTGCAGTTTCTTTGTTTTTCCAGGCATCAACAAACCGGCCGGCCGCAAGGAAAAATGCTTTTTGTGTCTTGTGAATTTCAGCAATTCCGGTTCGTACTTTTACGAGTTTAAGCCTTATTTGCTTTGCCTCGCTGCATAAATCAGGCGTTAACTCTGAAGTTATTATCTTTTGATAGACTTCAATAAGTCCATCACGTTCGGCAATTTTTGGAGCGAATGCCTGTTCAATTGTTTCTACCTGTGTTTTTTCTAACCCAAATTCTTTAGGGTCAATTGTTGTTAATTGTGTGTTCATGTGTTGTGTGTGTTAGTTATTAACTATTCACCAAATATACACCGCTAAATTGTGCGGTGCAATGATATACGTTTGTGGTTTGGTTGAGATTTGTCAGCGGTTGCGGTACTTCTCGGCTATGTTGTTCCAGTAGTACCATCCTTGCTCTTTAGGTGTTTTATCCCAAGAAAAAGAGCGACACAGAGTTCTATAGATGCTTCCTTCGTCATCATTTAGCCATTCAGGGTATTGTTTCTCTGCATTCTCAATCGCCTGCGATCTTTCCGGCTCGTCCATCATCATGAGCCATTCACGGTTGGTTTTCATGGTTGTGAGAATAAATTAGGTTCGTTTGACTTTTGATCTTTATTATTACACGTACATCTTTCAAAATTAAAGCTTTCACCATTGTTGATCATTTGAACAACGCGACCGGCTTTTACATATTTTCGTAATTCACGTATCCAATCGACATCTGTGTAACAATACGGTTCTGCGCACGCGGCAAATACTTTTCCGCAACATTTGTATTTAACTAACTGTATCATGATTGTATGTTTTTATACTTGTTAATAACCTGTTTCCAATACTTCGCCCCCTGCGGTGTATCCTCATGAACGAACGAGTTAAGGGCTGATTCAATGTCCGGTACTTATTCATCAAGAAATCGGCTCCAAATGTTCTGCAACGCCTCGGAACGCTCAGGTTGTGATAGGCTGTTAATGTGATCTTTAATTGTCATATGTTAAGTATATTAAGAGTTACATCCAACGCCCCGCCACGATTCGCAGGGATATTAACCGTCCCGATCCATTCAGCGTCCATCTCATCGCATGTGAGACATTGCCCTGAATCACCGAAGTGTGAACGGTGGTAATGGCAGCCACAAGTAGGGCATTCAACAGGTATTAATTCAAGGCAGTGTGTGCAGAGATCATCCACACACGCACCGTTAGGTTCACCACATATCTTACATTTTCCGACATAGTGAGTGCCGCCAGGGAGGGAGTTGTACCAGTTATCCATTGTTTTGATCTTTAATCGGTGGGAAATAGTCAAGGCAATAGCCAATAACGTAACGGTCTGATCGGTTCGCAGCGTAGAACGGCTGATCGGTTGCATTGTCATGCAATACCTTTAGGCAGTGCTGGTAGTCATCGTTCTGCATGTCGCTGACCGTAGCAGTTCCCTTAAATATATCAAGGAGCTGCCGGCCGGTTAGAATGTCTGAGGTTGTTGTCATAACTCGAATTTTGCTTTAATAAGTTCAATCATAGCAAGATATTGACGAGCGTATTTATTGTCGACATGAGTTTCTTCAATCTGTTTTTTGAACTCATCCAAATCGCCATAAAAGCATCCACATTTTACACGGACTATTTCATCCTTGCATCTAAACGCTGTTGTTGTTCTATTAGATGAGCCAAACATAGACATATAACATATGTCAGCGTTGCCGGACACCCAAGCGTTGCCGGACACCAGAGCGTCGCCAAACACCCGAGCGTTGCCGTACACCCGAGCATCGCCTGACACCATAGCGTCGCCAAACACCCGAGCGTTGCCGGACACCCAAGCGTTGCCGGAAATATTGGATTCTTTTTCAACCCACCCGCCTTTATCTCCTGCCTTTACGCATTTATCTGGCATGTCTTTAGTAGCCTCAATTCTGTGAAGCGACACACCGTTAACTACCTTAGTTTCATCTGTTAATTTAAAGTTTTTCATATTTAATGCCCGTGTAGCCGGTAGCGCAGCGGTTGTTTTAGTTTATAATTCTTTATTTATAGTAAACTTTCCTTCATCAACAAGAGCATTCAGCCTAAATAAATAAGTTTGTATGTGAACGTCCCTTTTTGTCCCTATTTCTTTAGGATCATGTGAGTTTATAACAACACCATTCAAAATAAAATATGGATGGTCAATAGACCATGTTTGCAAATCTACCGTTTGTTGCTCGCATTGTATATCTCTCCAATATCTTGTAGTTTGATTTTCATTAACTACATGTGTTAGGTTCAATGTAATTGTTGTCATGGCTCTAAGTTTTAGTGTTTGTCTGATGAAGTAAAGATAATACACATTTGTGTTGATTCAACACGCAATGCAATTAGATGCATTCGCACATTTGTTGAGATTTGTCAATGGTTGAATGTATCTATGTCACTCAATCGTGACAGCATCCCTGACCGCTTTAATTATCTGATTAACTTTCACCTCATATTTCTGAGGGACTGACTTTTCCCTGATTGATGACCTGTTACCGGATAATAGCCTGGATACTTCGCTCCAGTTAAGTAATTTCCGTTCGTTTAGCTTGCTCATTGTTGTTTATTTTTAATGTAAATCCTATGTGCTCTCTCAATAATCCTTGCAACATCGACCGTCTTAATGAGTGACCATTTCGCTTTGTAGTAAAATTTATTTAGCCAATTATTGCACACTCATGGATATTCAAGAATCCAATCTTCATTATCCCAATAAAACTGATCAGTAAAACATTCTACCACATCTTCTGCCCATATATCAAAATTATCATATGGTTCTGATGTAAGGTATTTGTCAAGTGAATTTTTCCAGTTCATTGTTTATTGATTTAGTCCCGCAAATATACACAATAATATCAATAATCTGCACAAATGAGAAAATATTTTTATCAGGCAGTATCAAAATGGCAAAATTGTGTTATATTTGCGGAGTGGTTTGGCAATGAAGCCAGGCATTTTAATTTTGATGGGATTTGTGGTAACGAGTACAGTGCAGGCGTGCGTTCAATTGCGTAACTAAAACTTCTAAAACTTCAATATTATGTTAAAAATCTTTGAATTGAATTGGGTAAATCAAGGGGAAAAAGAATGGGTGGCAGCAGAAACAAACATTCATGCCCTGATTGTTTACACTGGAATTACTTACACGAGTCTATCTGATTTTGACGATGAAGACTTTATTACAGAGGTACCACAAGAAGAATGGGAAAAACTTTCTGTTCGTAATACTGAATTTGATGAATCGGAACCGGAAGATGATGATAATTTCAGAGAAATGACATTCAAAAAGTGGATTGAAACACATAATTCGCCTGACATTATCGCTGGAACTATGTATGAATAAACTCAACCATCTCCAGCTAATCAGTAGCACTTGCACGCAGTTATGGCCCGCACCTGGTTGGCCTGTGCGGTGGTGTGTAGGCTATAACGAGCGAGGGCTTGGCTCAGTGAAAATGGTTACCTCATAAACTCAAAACTCAAATAACCATAATTACAAATGTTCAAGGAAGGCGAAAATATAACAGTGTGGTTCAGTTGTGGTGCAGCTTCGGCAGTAGCAGCAAAAAAGATCATTGAACTATACGGGAATAAAGCAAATATTTCAATAGTCAATAATCCTGTTATTGAAGAATATGCAGATAATAGCAGATTTTTGGATGATGTTCAGAACTGGTTAGGAAAAGAGATTCAAACCGCCAGTAATAACAAATTCCCTAATTGTTCAGCAGTTGAAATTTGGGATAAGGAAAAATATATGTCCGGGACCAAAGGCGCACCATGCACCCGGCTTTTAAAGAAAGAAGCCCGTTATCAATGGGAATTAACTCATAAAATTGACTGGCATGTACTTGGTTTCACCGCAGATGAACAGTCCAGGAGTGATAATTTCATCAAAGGCGAAAGAGATAATACCATTCCTGTTCTTGTTTCAGAAGGTATTACCAAAAGAGATTGTTTTTCGATCATTCAAGATGCTGGAATACTCCTCCCTGAATCTTATCGTAAGGGGTTTCCAAATGCGAACTGCATAGGGTGTGTTAAGGCTACTTCACCAACTTACTGGAACCACGTTCGTAAAGTTGAACCTGAAATATTTGCTGCCAGAGCTGAACAAAGCAGAAGGATTGGTGCGAGGCTTGTTAGGGTGAAAGGAAAGAGGATATTTCTTGATGAACTACATCCAGATGCAAAGGGAGGGAAAATGAAATCAGTAGAATGTGGAATATTTTGCAATACTCGTTAATCTCAAACCATTTTTATTGATCCAAGCCCCAGTTATAAAACAGCCCTTAGTGAGCCTTGCGTGTTGGCGGGTTGTGTATAATGAGATTGGCATAGGCGCTGAATTGGCGTAACTCTAATAACTCAAACATCAAAAATTATGAAAGCAGAACAATTAAGAATTGGAAACTGGGTAATTGGAAGGCATTGTGGCTTTACTAAAGAGGTTCAGGTTTTTGAACTTAATAGTCAAGAAATAAGACACACTGATAACAAACAGAATCCAATCGGAATACTTAGCTGCGATCCAATACCATTAACAGCGGACTGGCTGCAAAAATTTGGATTTTCAACAAAGGATTACAAGCCTGGATATATTGGCATTGACGTAAGATCAGATTCTGGAATGATAATCGACTTTGTGCTGACTAATCCGCATTTTATGGGCCCGTGGCAAAATAGTTATGCCTTTGATTTAAGTGCTAATAGGTTTATTGAGGTTGAGTATGTGCATCAGCTTCAGAACTTGTTTTTTGCAATTAACGGGGTGGAACTAAGGCTTGTACAACCCTAGCCAATTTAGTGCTTATGCCCTGTTATATGCCGTTGTGGGTGGGCTTTTTGGTGGGCGGATGGTAAATGGCATATAACTGGTATATATGCGCTACTGATCGATAACAGTTAAAAATAATCTTAACCATGCAACAAAAAAACATCAATAGATATGCAGTTACCGGTACTTTTCATGGATCAATAATTCATGCCGAAACTGAAGGAATGGCCAGAAAGGTTTTTCATACTGCCTATAATGGAGAATCAATTATTTCTGTAATTGGTCCGGAAAAGTATAAAAAGAAAAGGATTAAGAATAAAAGACTTTAACAACAGCCTGAAGAATCAATAACGATGAATAAATAAATTAATGAGAGATGAAAGAAACAATATCAGAACAAGATGTTAAGGTAAAAGTAAGCACTTGTAAATGTGGCGATGTAGTACGTACTGCCATTGCGCACATGATGGATAAACAATCTAAAAAAGATTTTTCAGATGAAGTTTTTAAATACAATCTGAGCGTAAAGGAAATTTCTTTACAAGAATACCAAAATAGTAAAATTACATGGTGCATGTGTGAAGTATAAAAAACAGCCTGAAGAATCATCCCCAGGCTGAACCAAAACACCGAGCGAACCTCACACACCCAGTTTTTTCTTTCCTTGATATATCCGGCTTTTCACCGTATTTATCCCGACATTTTCCTTATCCGCTATTTCCTTGTAGCTATAACCGTCCAAAAACATCTGCACAGCCTCAGCCGACACGCCAAGCGAATTAATACGCCTTTGATTGTACGCAGCGTCATACAAGTCGAGATCGTGCGTTATAGGCTCTGAAATCGCGTCTAATGGCATAGCTTTACTTTTCCAATGGTTCAACTCATTATAGTATCTGTGCCGGATAGTCCTGTACAATACCGTTACCCCTGAATAGTTGTACTTGTAATACTGCTCGTATGCAGTCTGTACAAGGTCTTTAGCCTGCTCTGTGTCTTTGCATAGCGACCTGGCATAGTCAATCAGGCGTGGGTAATGGGATAGGGCGGTCATTTACCCGAAACATTGTGATCTTTAGCGACCAACAACCCGATACCAGCCCCGAAAAATGTTAGCGACTGCTCCCACGTGATAGTTTCCAACCCTAACAGGATTGCACCAGTAGCGATCAGTGCAAGACCGACTATTGTAGTTTTCCAACTTTTCATAACTATTCCGGCATATATTCAGGCAGTTCGCAGCCTGATGGTAACGACTGTTCAAATACACCTGATACGATTACCTTATCAGGCAACGGCTGGTTCTTAGCAAGGTAGGCAATGATACACGGCCCGTGATAACATGCCGTACAGTAGACAGGATTTACATTTTTACCGTCTCCAAGTTCTAATTGAGTTGCTAATTTTGACATGACTATCTGTATTTAATTAAAGTTTTTTTTTCAATTACAGCCTCCAGGTGATCAATCCTTTTGCCCTGCTCTATCAGTTCGGACTTGATATATACATTATCTATCCTGATGTCGTTCTGATCTTTCTTCTGTATCATCTGTTCCGTTCTCACTTCGTTCACCTGCTCTGAGTCCTGAAATCGTATTGAAACGAGATAGCCAATCAGTGCAAATGATCCGGCTGTGAATGTTGTTATGACCCAAAGCAGGATCTTGACTAATTTAGAATCAAACGCAGTCATACGAGTTATTTTTGGATAGCATAATCTTTTGTTCTGCCAAAGATAGCAATTTTACGGGCGGATGCAACACCTTTTTTGCATGATTGTTTAGTCCGGTACGTTTCACTTGTTGCAATTACCTGATTATTAGCAGCAACCAAGACAAAATAATATTGTCCGTCTGCTGATTTTAGTATTTGGATGCTACACATGGCACATTAATTTATATTGTTTCTTCAATAACCTTTGCCTCTGTATCTGCCTGAACTGCCACAACCATTCTCCAACCCCTTCGACCTCTGACAACTCAGGGTAGATGATCGTTAAATCCTGATCAGTTCGCCAATTCCAACTCGGATTTGATCGCACTGCACCGGATGGAAGTACTCGTTTGAACTGCCCGTTCTTCTTCAATACTGCCTCCTGCACCCTCCAATTTTCCGGAGTATGTTCTACATATCCCAATAACTGCCATCCCATCGCCTCCATTGCCGCGATTATGGTTAACTGCTTGTAAGGTATCTCCAGAGGGCGTATCAATGATGATCGGTTTTAGGTAAATCAAATTTGACTTACGTAAAGTTACGGTAATTTGTCGCAATGTGGTCTGCTTGTCTGCTAAAAAATATTCCTCTTTTGTTTTCATTATCCCGTCATCCTGCACCGAGAATGTTAACTTCCATGTCCTTTTCTGAACAAACGTTTCGTATGCTGTCCTCTTAACGTACACAGTCCCATTTTGGGAAATAATAAAGTATCCGCCTGTATTGCCTGATTTGATCGTATAGGTATGTGTTTGCCAAGCCTCAGGATCAGAAGCTGGAAGCCTGAACAATGGCTCTAACTGCTGCGAGTAGGTCAGGATTGGGAGTAATATTAGGATTAGGGTTTTCATTAATCAATTTCCATTAGTTGAAAGTATGTATCTGCATTTGCTATAAGCCTCAGTCTCCACTTATAGAAATTTGCCTGATCTACAATAAACGGGAATGAGTAAAATGTCCATGTTGCCGGAACGAATGATTGTTCACTGGCATGACCATACTCGTAGAAAACAAAGTCATTGATCTGAATTGTAAAGTTTCCTTTTGCCCAGAACCGGAAGAACTTTAATCCGTATGTCTTAAAATGCGGTCTAAGTTCAAGGATTTTAGAGTTAGGTAATTTTGCGACATTGGAACCATCAATGGATGTTGCTGTCTCTCCTGCATCGACTACCAGACCATTAACTCCGTCTGATAATCCCCATATTTCACCTGTCAGTCCGTATATGCTATCCTTAAATCTTCCATTTCGGCAAAGGTTTTCTCTTATTAAAGTCTGAGATTGCTGCTGGTAGTGAGCGTTAGTCCAAGTCCAGCCATTAGCGTTATACCAATCAAAAAGAGCCTTGAAGATGATATAAGACCTATCCTCCATGCCATAGGTTGTTGCCTCATCAGCTTTTTCAATTGGGTCTTTAACATAATGTGAAAATGGTCTTACAACTGTATCTACCATTGCATCTCTCAATGATTGCTTTTCAAGTTTCTCGATGTGTTGCATTGCTGTATCACCGATTACATATCCGGCACTCAAGATTGAGACGCTGGAACTGTTGTTGTTGGCAAGATAGTAGTTGAACTTATAATCTGCATATACATTTACATTTTTAAAGACACTATCAACTCCATCGCAGTCAATTAGGAATGCGGATGTTTGCAATGTTTGAGTGCTAAAAAACTGTGTAATCAATGCACAAGTGCCGTCAGCATTATAGATAGCAAGATAAGTTTTAGAGGGCTGAACTCTCCATAAAACTATCTTATACCAGTTTCCGTTAGTGCAAGGATTAGCGTAGGTTTCAGCCCCGTAAATTGAAATGTTTGCCCCGAAATCAATATAGTTTTGTTGATTGTCAAACATTATCCGCTTTATCGGGGTATTGCCAGATGTTTGCAGCGATTTTGCCCAAAATGATATAACAAGGAAAGGAGCATTGATCCACTTGTTATCTGTTCCGAGCTTTAAGTTTCCGTAGGCTGTTGTCCCGTACCCTGCAAGTTTCTGAACATTAGTTCCTGAATCATCAATGATTGAAGCGTTTTCTGAGCCCGAGAATATGCTAACCGATCCGGCGATATTATCTGAAGCATTAACCAACGTATTGCCAAATAATTCCTTAGTGAAAATCTTTGAGTTGATCAACTTAATAACTTCCGGATGAAAACCGTTTGCTCCTGATGATGGCAGTGACCCAAGTTCAGAAATATTATCCAGCGTTACGCCTAATGAGGCAAGATGTTCAATCCAGCCATCCAGCACCCATTCCCACCAATCCTCATTATCATCTGTTAGACCAGGGGTTATTCCTTCGGGATATGCAATGCCCCATTGGGTGTGCATTCCTACAATGACATTATACCCTGAATTTTGTTCATATTGCGGAAGAATCAATAAGTAGCAACCAATCCTTCCCTGTTCCTGCATAACTATATCATTTGATTTATCAGAGGCAGATGCACTATTATATGCCGCTAATCCCTCTGCATAATCCTTGTATTTCCAAAATGCAGGATTAATCTCATGAATAGCCGCAATTACTTGCTTACTTACCACCTGGGCGTTCCAGACCTCATCCCATTCAAACCCTATAACGGTGTGATGTTCACCTTTAGCATTAGTCTCTGCATAGAGATCACTTAATTTTTCCACATCTGGATCATTCAAACCGCCATTATCGGTTCTGAATTTTACAAGCGGTGAATAGGCTCTGAAGCCGTTAGTGTATTTAGCAAGATCAATAGCCTGATTCAATACAATAAGGTCTGAGATTTTATTCAGCGTTCCATTGTTTACATGCAACTTGTAACCATACTGATCAGTCCATTTAGTCAAATCGAGTGCTTTCGGGGTGTCAATGTCAGTATAGAGAATTGAATTAACGTCATTGTCAAACAATCCACTTACCCCGGCCTTCATCTTCACAGTCACCTCGCATTTGTTGTGGGCATCTGTGAATGCTGGATTAGTAGGAGTCTGACCCAACGCATCCACTCCGTTGAACACCGGAATCTTAATTATGGCATCCGGTTGATTAACCAGGTTATGCTTAATTGCAAGTCCTTCATAGATCATCCAGGTTTTTATTCCGTTAATCTCGAAATAATGATTGCGGACAAGCCCATACTTTGTGAACGCTGAACTTGTATTTGCATTGCCGAACCATGTGAACTTTGAATACCTATCTTCAGATGTTGCTGCTACACTTGTCAATGATTGTTCGACCCAACCAGCACCCCAATCCATGTAAAGTTTCCATGAAGTTGTCTGGGCATATCCTGAACCGTTGTAATCAACCTTTACCTTTATGTATCCGGCAAGTTCAGTTCCGGCAAACGTCTTTTCTAATGTTACTCCAGCACGGTCAGTTAATCTTATTTTTTTATTAGTTCTATCAATCAGGCATACCCTGTTATAGGTTGCCCCTGCCATATACATTGTAAACAGAGAGGCCTTATAAGCTGTTGAGTTTGTATAAGGGTAACCTTCCCAGACCCATGTAGCCGGTACCAGAATATTAGTTATTGCGTGCATTGAAGGGTAAACACTCAGCCGTGAAGTGTTATTCAGACAAGCGGCATATTGGCTGAATCCATCCTTTAAGTTAAGCAGTAATCCATCCTTTGTTGACCACCGCCATGATGTATTTTCAGTACCCCCAAGTGAGGCCACATTAGAAGCAGAATGAATATATGGGCCTGCGCCTCCTGTCAGCTTGAAAACTTGACCGTCTGATATGGTAATACTCTCTATCTTAGCATCTGGAAGTGAAGCGAATGTAATCACTATATTTGCTCCTGATATAGAAACTCCGGTCGTGGTAGCAGAGCCGTTAACGGCTGTTACGGTCTTGCCGGATAATGATACGGTTGGAGTAATAGTGACATCTTGCAGGAACTCAATGCAATGCCCTCCGTGCAGGGTTGCATCATTAGAATTATCAGATTTATCAAGCCATAAATTATTTTCAAAATCAAAATCACCAGACCAAAACTCCATTGATGACTTTAATGATGACAATCCAAACCCTATCCCCGCTATCTCTGTCCAGGCTGCTAATGTTGTAACGTGTCCGCCTGTGCCTCCAATCGCTACACTGATAGCGTTTAATGCCGCTAAGTTGGTAACATATCCACCAGCAGCGCCAAGACCAACGGCAATAGCATTCAGAGCCGGTAAGTTGGTAACGTGTCCAGCCGTCACAGATTGTAGCGTACACAGTTCATTCAATGCCGGCAACATCGAAGCATGCCCACCCGTTCCACCGGATGCGATTATAAAGGCATTAACAGTCAGTAGGTCGGTTGGGTATGTCATGACAGCGGATTTAGTATGTATTGCAAATTTACATCAAAATTAACAGCTCCCGTCACGGTGAAGTATAAAGTTGTTGCAGTTGACATCGCATAATGCGTCTGAACCGTGACCAGCGCGTCAGTTCCATCGATTGTTGTAGCGGTAAATACTTCATCACCAGTTGCAGTTGTGCCTAACTCAATACTTGCGCTGCCTGTATTGCGAACCAAGGTAACAGCGTGGAGCATGTAACCCGACGGAGCCTCAACCGTGAATGATGCGGTTTTAGCCACTTGTGTATCGTTTACTATCATGGTATTTAGTGTTGCTGCGTCACAATCAAATCCGACATCATGTGTGTTTATGCCAATTACTGAAAATTGTTTCAGTTCGGCGGTTAACAGGTACATGTTTGAATTGCCAATCTGTGCAATAGTCGGCTTCTTTGACGTGACGTATTTTACGTCGTTAATCATAAATTCATCGTGCGCCATCCAAAGCCCGATCTGTTCAGCAAGATAGTCAGGCACTTCAGCGGTGAACATCATTACGCGCTGTACTATTTCTTCCAGCTTTACTTCTTCGCCCTGGTTATCAAATACTGTAACATCTCCGGCGGTCTGGCCTAATATCAGTTTACCTTCAATATAGGCACGGCCTACAAAGCCAGATACAACATAATCAATTCCGTTATTTTCAAGGTTGAACCAATCAAGGCGAAACAGGTTTGCATTGCCTTCAATCTCTGCATCAATGCCAGCCGCAGGAACGTAAATCCATTCTGATTCATGTGTATAAACCGTATCTTCATTCAGCAGAACCCATAACTTGAAACAGCCAGTACTTACCGGTGCAATGTCAAATGTATAGTAATACAATCCTCCTAACTGAGTCATCGTTGGCGGGTCGCCTATCACCGTATCAACTCCGGCAATCCGTTCAATGATCTTAATATCACAATTCGTATCGTCGAGCCACGCGTTATAATCAGTAACTACCTGAATTTGCCATGTATCTTCAGCACAGATTTGGCTAAACTTGCGGATACTTCGGTTCTCTCCCCTGTAATCATCAGCGAAAGTATTATCGAAGTTCGGAGCGGTCTGTCCTGTTAACGGCCTGAACAATATAGGGTTATGTTTTGGAACGGCAATCATCGTTATTCATTTGAAGGGTCATTATTATAATAGCAACGTGCGCCTGTTGTCAATGCAGCCCATGCCGTGCTGTCTGTAACTTCTGGTATCTCGGTTGTTAGTCCTGTGCGATTCTCAACATATCCGGCATAAGTACCAATGAACTGTATTGAACTCCCATCAGGACAATATATCGTAACTTCTCCTGCGACTGAATCATAATCAGTATTCATTAATCCAGCCGTGTAGTAACCGCCAATGTTCTCATCAACGATTAATTCTTCAACCGCTCCGGCTAATACTGAAGTTGTTGTACCAGCACCCAGGAACAAAGGTAATGTTAATACTCCGTTGTTAGGTGTTGCAACCTTGATTATTAATTCAGCCTGGTCGGGAGTTGGCTCACCAAGAGCAAATCGCAATCCTATCAACCTGTATTTAGTTTCTCTTAGGTTCTCACTCAACCACTCAATGCCGCCAATAGCAACGGTATTATAAACTTTGCCATTGTTTCCTGTGTACTGTCCTATCTGTCCGTCGTTGAGCGTGGTTGGTCTGCACAGACGAACCGCAGCTCCTGTTAAATCGCTTGTCCCCTCTACCCCATCAGTTGTATCAAATGATATATCCAAGTATGCACTTTCCGTCGATAATATCCATCCCTTTTGCCTGAATCCCCCAAATGTACCATCGTTTAATCTATACCCACCACCAACTGCATTAAATCCCCATAAGTTTGTTCCTGTTGCAGCCTGCCAGTTAGTTGTACCTTGTAGCCTCAGGTCTGTTGTCTCTTCAAATCCTGGCTGATTTACATAGTCTAACAATGCCTGAAGTTGATCCCCCATAGGTACATTCCATCCATTCGCAGCAATCCGACGTAGATCGGTTGTTGCATAGCCGTTGTAAAGCATTCCGTACCCAAACTGAATATAAGGAATCGGAGTTACAACGTCAAGGTTAACCCTTAGTAGTGTATAGGTAGATTTTTTCTTTTCGTTCTTTGACTTGAAATCCATTATCCATCCATACTTCTTATCCGTCAACTTAACAATACCCAACGGATTAGCCTGTATTGCCGCAATGTCTGATTCTTTCAAAGGTACTTCAACCTTGTATGCCTCGTTAATCCATAGGTTAGACTCTAATGTATCCGGTGTGATGTCCGCTGATTCGATTACCTCATCTTCCCCAGTCAATGTAGAGCGTAGCGAGGCGTTGCGTTCTGATTTCTGAAATCTTATATCACTTTTAGCGTTCTGATGCAGCATCGCGCGTACGTAAGCACCCCACCGCCTTAACGTGCGAGCCGGTGAATAATTGACATTGAATACCTGGTCAGACAGAACCGCCCCTGTAATCTGGTCGAACCCTTCATTAGTTCTCGCTAACAGGTCAGTTTTATCACCTTCAACACAATCCAACATATAAATATCCTCATCGACTTCCATGTCTTTTTCTTCATCAGTCTCTTGCAGAACATCGAATATTCCGGTAGTGTCAGCCCTGAACGGTGATACTATTGCGAACTCTGAATCTATCGACTTGATGACCGTAGACCAGATCGAAGCGGTATTGTATTCGTAAACTCCGCCTGAATTGTTGTAAGTGTATGAGTTAAACCCTATTTGAATGCGATTAGCATACAGTTCAGGAATAACTGACTTCTCGATCAATGCCTCATTTATCCTGCCTGATAGATCAATAATAACGTTATTGTCAAAGAAATATGACATTCGTTCTATTGTCAGGTTGCCATTCTCAACACCTATACCAATGTTAAACAGGCTCAAAGAATCGAATAATTCTGCAAGGCTAAACGAAAATGTCGGGTTTATCCCTTCGTTATTTCGTAAGTAATGCCCGGGAATCAATGCTCCTAAATGCACCGCGTCGAATATTGTTGAGTTAATACCGGAATCATTACCGGTTAACTTAGCCACAATAGCCCTGAACGCTTCGCCATAGGTTACACCGTTTACTGTTCTGCCTGTTATATTAGTTACTGCTGTGAATATTCCTATCTGACAGTTCGTATACTGAACTACATCTGTAGTATTGTTGTCGATAAACTCAGCGATCAGATAATCGCCTGTATCAAGTGCTACATTAATAGCATTTGAATAGTAGTGATATGACGAGTTATAAGGTGCTGTGACGGTTCTGTTATCTGTAAATACTTCTGTCCATGTTGCCCCATCCCACTGTTTCAGTTTTACCGTAAAATCATGTGTTAGGCTTTTCAACTTAATGTCAAAGACAATAACAACCGTAACATATGCATAAGGTTGTGCAGCATTGGCAAAGAACGCTCCATCTGTATCGTCTAACTGCTGATCTGGGGTCTGTAATTCGGTAAATGTACCCCATTGAACCATGACTGGCAGCACGTGTGAGCCTGTAAACTGGCTTGTCAGCGGTGTAACCCACATCAGCAAGCCGTTTTTGCCTATGTAAATATCTGGTATTTCGACCGTAGACAATGCAGCCGGAGTGATAACATCGCCATCGACTGAGAATCCATCTCGAATGTTTACCTTCTGCGACACCCTGGACATCAATAAATCAGTAAATGATCCGTCTTTTACCTGAACGGAGCACGATAATTTATTGATCTTGTATGTCGAAAAGTCGATAGTACCTTCAAAGCGGGTGCTAAATACGTTCAATGACGAGTAATATTCAACCTTTAATCCTACTTGTGCATTAATGCCGTACGCCTCATACACAGCTTGCAGGTAATCACGCCCCTCTTTAATGAACTTCAGTTCAGACTGCGAGAACTTACGAAACACACCAAAGTACTTCATGTTGCGACTCATGCTGAACTCGTCATCCTTCCAGCCGTCCGGTGCATGCCGAAGTACCAACGTACCAAAGACAGGGTGAGACAGCGTGAACCTGTATCGCTTCTGTTTAGTCGGATAGTTCTTTTCAATTAGTTCTTTTTGCCCGCCCATTGTATACGCCTGTTAAAATATTCCTTGTTATAATTCCCGTCACGGTCGGTAATCCTGTCACCACGCGCAGAGATTGATAGCTCTTTCTTGGTCTTTATTGCGTTAACTATATCCTGTCGCATTGTATTGAGTTCCGGTCTAATGTCCGCCTGTGTTGGCTTTAACCCTGCCTGCCTTAATCTTGCTGTTTCCGCACCTGATACAACTGTTGATCCGACTGCATTCTTAAACATGGTAGGCCGTTCAACATAACGCCATCCGCCTTGACGAGTGCGCACCCACTCAGGCCTGCGTTCACCGGCAATGAATGTATGGGGTGTATAGGTTGAACCTTTATCGAACTCCGGTACTTTCTGTGATGCTATAATTCCGACCTGAGCCGCGCCAACAACTCCGGCCAATATCATCTGAGGCACGTTAGGTGATGCCTTAGTAACCGCTAATGCTGTGTTAATGATAGCCTGAATTATAGCGGCTGCCTTCTCCTTCCTGAACTGTTCTTCTTTGAGTTTAGCGATCTTTTTTGCCGCGTCTGCTTCGATCTTTTCACGTTGCTTTTCGGTCAGTTTAGCGTTCTTCAGCTTTAATTCCTTTTCCTTTTCGATCAATGAAACCTTGTGATCGAATGCAGCCTGATCTGAATTGCTTATAATTGTAAATATAGCATCTGTTGTGGTCTGTGTAGCCTCTATTGTGTCTGCCTGTGTCCAGCCTATTGTATTAGTTCCGGCTGCTCCTGATGCCGCTGTCCCCCCTGTTGCCTGTCGTGGCTGCAATAATCCGGTGTTTGCTCCTGAAATTGGTATGTTTGCGATTGACTGTTTACCTGTAAATGGATCTGTTACGGTCTTGTAACCCTTCGATGCCATGCGCTGAATACTGGCTGTTAAGGCATCTACTTGCTCCTGAACTCTCTTTAGTTCTGCCTCTGAACCAATAATTTGACGAGCCAATCCATCTGTTTTACCTCCAGCAAGAATAGTATTAGCAAGTTCATCACGCAACTTTTTAATCTTATCAGTAAGTTGCTCCATCTGTGTCTTAGCTTCCTTATCTGATGTGTTCATGTTTCTTTGAACAGCAATCGACTGCCTCATTAACCCTACTTTACCCTCCAATAACTCAATGTTTTTAGATAAATTGATTTTCTGAACCTTACTTAGGCTGTTGTCGCTTTCTAATTCCTGTTTTTTTGTCGCAATTAATTGATTAGTTTTCTCAATTTCGCGAGTTGTTAAGTCCTGCCATACTTCTTTACTATACTTTTTCTTCTGTTCAGCAAGTCGTTTTTCTAATGATGCCAACTGATTCATGTTGCTTATGTCCTGATCGTTAGCCGTCTGCATAGCCTCGCGTGAACCACCAAACTTAAATAACCATTCGTAAGTTCCTCTCAGAGCAGTCACCAATTCGGTAAGTTTTGTGATAGCAAAGTTAATCGGGCCGCCTGCACCAGCCCCCAATGTCTCCATGAACTCTCCCCATGATGCACTAAGTAGGTCTGTCGGTCTTACTGCCTGTTCTGCTATGCCACCATACTTATTTAATACAAGGTCGATAGCCTCACCATTTTTCAACTGTTCTTTTGTTAGGTTTCCAAATTCAGCATCAATACGGTTTAATCCTTTCGAAGCACCTGAATATGTTGCATTCAACATTGTAAATGCACTATTCAAGTCCTGACCTGTTACGGCTGACAGTTCAACAGCAGCCTGAACTAATCGCTGCGTTTGCTGAGCAGTTTTACCGGATTCAATACCCATAACTTGAAGATTCATAACTTCTTCATCTGGTATGCCAAATTTACTTTGTAGATCAGCAGCGCTTTTAGCCATCGCATTAAACGCTGCCTTATTGCCTTGTAATGAGTATAGCAGTTTTTTATTTGCTTTTTCCTGATCTTCAGCAGCCTTGAATGCCGCCTTCCCAAAATTTACAATAGCAGCAACCGAGAATGCTCCGGCGACCATTGTGCCTAATCCCTTTAATGCATCCTTGTAATTACCTATGTTCATCTTCTGCCTTGTAGCAGCGTCTGAATTTTGCCTTATAAACTGTGTATTTCGTTCTACCTGTTGATTGTACTCCCTGATAGCCTTAGCCCCTTCCTTTGTGGTTGCATCAAGGTTTCTAATCGTTTCCCTCAACGCCTTGTTTTGCCTGTTTGCATCGTCAATAGATTTAACCTGGAGTTTCAATGCATCCGCTCGCTCCTTAGCAGCCTTAGCCGCCTTAGCTTCCTGCGTCGCTATTGCCTTAGCTGTCCGTTCGGCCTCTTTGTCTGCTGCTGTCTTCTTCTGCGTCAACTGAACCGCCTCATTATGCAGCGTGTTCATGGCCTTGACAGCGTTGTTATAATCCTTTTGAGTTGATCCGGCTAAGACGGTGTTAAGTTCCTTGTAAATATCAAGCATCCTGAGCAATGATTCATCAGCAGAACTGATATACTTATCCAACTGCTTAACACCTTCAATCGCCTCTTTACTTATAATTTCGTTTATCTCAGCCATGTTATTTCTTGTATTGTTCTTCACGCTTACGGGCTATCTCAGTAGCCTGTGCCTTGAAGATTGCGAGTTCGTGTAGTGTCATTTTAGAGTAGTCCGGAGTAATTTCCATAACCATGCATGCCGAAAAGAACAAATCCATGATTGAACCGCCTTTTACTTGTTCCTTTTCCTTGAATATCTCCTTGTATTTGTCAATCTTACGTGTTAATTCATCTGCAAAAGCCTTAATATCTGATAATTCATTGATCTCAATGCCGCAGATATTGCGTATTTCATCGCGATATTTACCGAATAATTCATCAGGTTTTAATGATCTTCCAGCCTTTTTTGCCAATAATTCCATGTCCGCGCGGGTAAATACATGCAGTTGCATAGCATTATACAGCCCTTCCATCATGATCAGCTTGGTTTCATACCTTAGTTTCTCAAATGAACGGTACAAATTATCATCATCCTGACCGGAAAATGCTTTGTTAAACTCATTGATGAACGCCTGAATGTCATCAGTAAATAATCCCAACTTAGCTAACCATTTGCACCGCATGAACAGATGACGCGGATTCCGGTCAGCCTCGTAAATTGAGTACTGCCGGACGGTCATTGTATGAAGGGTGTGGATTAGCATGTTAGTTTAATTGTGACTTGCCAACTTGAGGAATTGAATAAAAGCGAGTATCAGCACCGCAACAATTTTTTTGCTTCTTTCCTGATCCGCACTGACATTTAGCGTTTCGTGACGGTTTCAATGTTACAATCCGCTCACCTTTTTCTTTTGGATTGATTACTGTTACTTGTCTTGTTTTCATTAGGTTTATGTTAGTTCAGATTTATCTTCCAATGTTTGAAGTAGAAATATGGCACGTAAATAGCAATTCTTTCAGACTTAGTATTATCTGACCAATTTACAACTATCTTTTTTGGTGGTTCGTATTTCATTCGTGTTTTGGTTCGTTAATCAGTTGATTTATTATCTCTGCCTCATCCGGTGTAATGTGGTTGTAAGACAGTTCAGGGTCTGTATAGGTCGTTTCGGCATATTCTCCCACGTGCAAAGCGTAGCGTCTCAGTAGGTCTTTGTAGTCTGGTTTCATTTAGCTTGTTGTTATTATTCATAACCTATTAAGGTCTAAATTAAACACGAGTTTAGATTCATCTTCATTCAAATATTGTCCTGTTTGAAAGTCTTTTCTAACCCATTTTGCCAAAAAATCAACTTTCCCTTTTCTTTCAACTCTAAAAACAATCCCTTCTGGGTTTTCTTCACTTTCAAATCCATTTGTTTTCAGATTTAAAATCGGTATTAATTTATCTACTGTAATTGGATTTCCCTCATTTAACAATCTTGGAGTACTTAACCCATATTTACCCGTAATTTGTCTCAAATCTGTTTGTAATAGCCTATCGTTTTTCGGTGTAAAATAATCAAAAAACAAAATAGGGTTTCCATCAATTTTGTATCTAAGCCCGTGAGCTTGCAACAACCATTCTCCAGCAATACGCTCACCCTCATTAAGCATATCAATAAACAGCTTTTCATTTTTGTAAACCCAATCACTAAAATAATGATGTTGCTTGTATTGGCTCGTTTTAGCCTCGTAACCTGAGCGAGTTAAAGCAAATATTTTTCCGTTTACTTTAGTAACACCAACATTTGATCCGTCGTATTTTTCAAATGACAATATTAAATCATGCTTGTCTCTTGCTTTAATTGTTAATATCCGCTCTTGCCCATCATGAATATAATAATCACCATCACCTAACTTACTGTTAGATAAATGTGGTATTGATCCATAATTTTTTATTCCAAGCGGTTTCATTCTTTATTTTTTGAACACTAAGTTACGATAAATTTTTGCAATCGCTACCGTTGTTATTGATTTTGCATCATCAAACATTGATTTTGCTATCCCAAACACAGGCCCGTACTTCTTAACAAGTGCCGGTGATTGATCTGTTGTGCCTGTTATGTTGAACTGATCATCTTTTGCCTCGATCATCAGCGTCTTATGTGTTTCGCCTGTATCGTATAGGTCTGGAGTTTTAAACCCTTTCAAACGAGCGTACCAGGGCGAATATTCCGGTTTGATCAACCTGTCTAACGTGTCCTTGTGTTCTTCTTTCAACTGCCTGCGATTCAGGTCTAACAATGCCTGATTATCATTGATCACATCTTCGATTGTCGTGTCGATCTGATCAACAAACCTATTATGTCTTACCCTGAGTTCGTGGAATTGTCCCATATTAAATAGTAATGGGGAGCGTTAACTCCCCCTGTTAGTAAGCCCACCAGAGGGGCACGAGTCGAAACGAGTGATTACGGTTTGATTTCCAACACCCCTGTTAAGTAGGTGTAGTAAGAAGTTGCAACAATACCGCCAAAGATTTTAGTGATGTCACCGGCTGCCAGGTTTGCGGGAGTGCCTGAAGCGTCTTTCTTCACGGTCAAAGTATATGATCCGCTGCCATTGTCGGTGAAAGTTGTAACAGCAACATCATCAGCCTTAGAGGTGATAACATTCCAGTCAGTAATGCCAGCCTTGCCGACATCTGAACCTCTTAGCGTTGCAAGTACTGATATTGTTCCTGAACCATAAGTTCCGGTTGCACGAATGTCCAATCCGACTGGTACAATATCCTCAATATCGAACTGAGTGAACGCCATAGGGATGATCTGCATGTACTTGAAGTCCGATACAGCCTTGAAGTTGAAGTAAATAGGGTGTGCCTTTGTCGGGTCATCGGTCTTAGGAAGGTTCGGAGCTGAGTAAATCTCAGCCCTTAATCCCCTGTATGAGTTGTTGGCGGTTGATGTCATAACGAAATAACCATCCTTAGTCCCCAGGATGATGTCAACAACCGAGTTGTTTGATTCCCACAGTTGCCTGTAGTCGTGGAATGAACGGTCGAGATATGCCATTGCACTTGGAACCTGGTCATCAAAGATTGACTTAGTCCCAAGTTGTGACGTTGTTATATTCGGGTCATCGGTTGTGATGTCGAACCCCGAAAGAGGGAGATAGATTCCAGCCGTTAATGCTTCGATATTAGCATCACCAGCTAAGTAGGTCTTTGTCTTTGCCAGCGTTGCAAGTTCAGCACTGGTATAGGCAGAGCCGGTAGGTAACAGGATTGCAAAAGATATATTCTGAATCCTCGAATTGCACTTTCCAAGTCCGGCTGCTAAGAGTGATCCGCATTGGTTTGCCATGAGTATACGATTTTAATGTTTGTTAGTAGTTTTGTTGATTTATCCGGTATTACTTCCAGCCGGTGTGATTTATTTTCAATGATTACCCACTTTTCTCCACGTTCATTGTATGCTTCATCAACTTCGCGCTTTAATCGTGGTAGGTCTGATTTACAGTTGCACATTAGACATCTGTATTGTTCTGAACATAAAAATCAGTAACGGGCTTTAATTGTACCCCATTTAATGATTCAAATGTGTCAGCATCAATCGTTACAGTTAAATCAATCCCATTCGTTATTGTTATGCCTGCAAGTTGGGCAATGAATGATTTATCGTTATTTGACACAGTTAGTGAAAATGGATTCTTTGGTTCATCAAATGTTGACGAGTTGAATGTAACATGCTCATGCAGCCCATCTGGTGCGCTCATTTCAGTATCGAAGTTAATGAATGCAACCTGACCACTAACATCCGTCAACACGTTAACCAGTCGCGGGTAAGTGATAGCAGTTCCACATGCAGCACCAAAGCTGATTAGGCCGTCTATGTCAATCTCGATACAGTCAACCCAATCCGAGAAGATATTAGCTGTGTTGCCCATTACGGTTGATGAACCCCAATAGTAACGGTCAGTCAATGTAATAACGTCCAAAACTTCTTCTTCAGTCTGCTGTTCAAAGTACCTTGATCTTGCAATCTGCTCTATGAACAGGTCGCGGATCGGGTATAATATGGGTTTAAAGATCAGTTCTTTACGTTGTTCAGCGATATATTCAGGACGTGACAGCGTGATAATGTATAGCTTCAACCCCTTTAACTCAGTTCCTCTGAATGCAACAGGGTCTTGCTCGAAGTCATGTTGTAGAGCGATGATAGGGTAACGCTTATCAACATCGGGGTCTATAACCATCTGTTGAACAATGCCAGCAACCTCGACCATGTGACCATGACGAAAGTGAACAGTTTGCCCGTACACACTGCTAACAGCAGCGACAACCTGGCTGAACTGATCGACTATGTTTGATAGGGTCATATTCCGAAGTCGTTAATTGGTCTGAAGGCGTTAAGATCAGGTTCAGGTGATGATGGGAAGATAGAACTATTCTCATCCATCCAATCCAGCACATCACACGTTAGGTTAACGCAGGTATTAAAAGCCGTGATCTGTTTCATTATTGCCCCCGTTATGTTGGCATTTTCAGCATTAGCGGTCAATTCGCCTAATGCGCTTGTCGTGGTCGTGTTGTTACGCTTCCACCAGTACCATACATAATAGGCAATCGGGCTGATTTTGTTAGTCGTGTCCCTCAACTGAGCGGTTAATGATACTACCCATGATGCAGAAGGGTTATCAATAAACACGTCATACAAGTCCTTTCCAAGCAGCTTTACAAGGTAATCATTTTCATAAATCAATATGAGACGGTTAACCTCTGCTAAGTTGATTGATGCGGCAGGGTTTCCCGATCCTGATGTAATGTTAGGGATCGAGATTTCACCCTGAAAGTATGACGTGTCTATCAGTGCCACGGCTATTAGCGTTTAAGGTAAATTGTCGCCCTTGTGATTTTTACTGATGTCGCAGCCTTGAAGTGTTGCACCGCCACGCGTAGGTAAGGTGGGCAGATGAACCACTGAGGCTGCCATAACCATCCGGCGGCACTTGTTCCCATCCTTCCCTTATAGTCATATCCGGCAGTTGTAGTCACAGTATTTGCGCTATAATATGTACCTACATTCAGTCCTGGCGTTCCTAAGTTGGTCAGCTTGTACCAGGTTGAGTTGTTCTGACTTCCCTCAATCCATACGTGAGTTGAATCACTTGAACTGATCGAAGGTGTAATGTAAACCTCTATTGCCGCGTTCCATTGTCCTGTAATCGGTCCGGATAGCGTGCAATATTTGGTTACAGCCCCGACAAGTGAATCATTCGATGCAGGGGTGAAGGTCATTTGTTTTCCTGTCTGCGCCTGTGAAAAGGCAAAGAGCAGCAGTAATGGTATGAGAAATAATAGCTTTTTCATCGTTTTTTCGTGTTTATTGTTTGACTTTGCCAGCCCCTTTTTTGATCAGGGTTTTGGCATGTTCTGCGGTTACGGTGTACTCAACATCTTTCTTCAAGTGACAAGTACCGTTACCGATCAAAGTAACCATACCAGACAATTCAGGTACGGTTACTTCTTTTTTAGTGGTTTGCTTTGCCATCGGTTAGGTTTTTTGCAATGCTGCCTTAATGGTTGGAACATCAAGGTAAATCCATGATGGTTGGCTCAGGGTCGGGAGTGACAGAACAGAGAAGATTTCACCAACAATGGTCGATTCATTTTCGATGAACTGTTCATTAATAGTACCCTTGCGTACAATCAGGTTTCCGTGCTGTTCCTTTACGGTGCGCCTTGTCCCGATCAGGATTTTACCGGCATCGATACCAGTTGATACGAACGGCTGCAATCCGCCAAACATCAGCGATTCAGGAATGAACATCTGGTTTCCGTTGTTGTCCTGAGTATAGGTCATTGCTGCTACATCTCCAGGATTCAATGCAATTACATCAGGTTCGTAGTTGTTGTCGCGAACGTGAAGAATACCAGCACCGATAACGGTGTGAACGGTTGGGTTTGCGATTGTTCCGTCGAGGGTAGTTGATGTGTAGGTATCGGCCCATGCAAGGATGTCAGCAAGAACACCGGCCTGGTACTTGCGCAGAACGTCATCCTCAAACATCATCACAATGTCAAGAACAAGCTGTTCGAAGTCGATTTCTTCCTCCTCGGTATGGGCAATGTAGCCTGCATACTTTTTGCGGGTGTCATACTTCCAAACGAATTTGTAATCAACCTGTGGTTTTGCAGAACCTTCGCTCACGGCGGCAACAACGCCATCGCCAGCGGCTGTCTGTTCTTTCCTGCGGACGGTCTGCGGAACTTTCGATACCTGACGCGAATTGATCATGTCAAGAATAAAGTCCTTTGGGTACTGAATGACTGTGATTTCAAGGTCATCGAATACGTTCGCATTGTTCACAGCAGATGCACCGGTTAAAACAGTTGAGTTTGTCATCAAGGCTGATGCGGCACGTTTAGCGCGAAATTCAATTTCCCAGGGTTCGCCTGATTTGCGGGCGCGTTGGATAACGTCTTTCTTTGCTTCGAGTAATGATTTCAGTTTGAACCGTTCATCAGCGGTAAAGCTGCGTTTGCTATTAGCTTCGAGTGTATCGACAGCAGTAGCAAGGTTACGGATTACTTCAGCAATGGTTTTGCCTTCATCGACAATACCCAGCTTATCGGTAATCTCTTTCAGTTGTTTGTTCCTTTCAACGGATTCCTGTGTAAATGCGGTTTCAACCGCTTCACCAAGTCCTGAAAAGAAGTTTTCTTCCTGTTCGGTCAATGTTTGTTTTGCCTTCGACCGGACGATCTGCATAAATTCTTCCTTTTTCATTGTTTTAGAATTTGTTGATTATTAATTTAATTATTGATTTGCCGGTCTCCGGCTGTTCAATTTGCTTTTGTATAGCCCTTTTTGCTTCGATCTGTGAACCGATATCCTGTGGCACAGGGGCAAATGATAGGCTTGTTGGCTCCCATTTCGTAGCGTAATAAGTCGGTAACTTACCAATTCCTCGATCTATTGTCAATTCGTATATGTCGCCTTCGATGCTCATTGTTTTTATGATGCCATTCTTAACATCAGACCTTAACGCCTCATCAGCCCTCGATCCGAACTTGCAGCGCATTACAATGCCGCGTTCTGTGAAATCGTAACCTACCGTAATGCCTAATGTGTTCATTGCTGCCATCTCCCAGGGGTGATTATCGAAAAGCGGTAAACCTGAATCCATGCGGGTGGTAATGATGTTTTCCTTTTCGGTCTTCAGAACTTCCATGTAATATTCATCATTCTCCCATGAGCGTTTCAGTTGTCCGTTCTCTGCTGGCACAGCAACACATTCAAAGTCGTAATCCTCCGTTGTCGAAGGTGTGATCAGCGCCCTCATTACGTGACGTTCAACGCGTTCTTTTTCTTTATCTGTTGCCATAACTTTCTATAATTTTATCAAGTTCTTTATTGATAATGTCAGCCTTTTCTGGATAAGCGTCTTTTAATTTTTTTAGGTTGTCAATCTTCTTTGAATTTGTATCTTCAACAGCACCATCATTTACCTTCAAAGCCGATACTGTCGAGTAATCAGCCATAATCTTATAACCTGCCTTGTCAAGTCTGAACGTCTTTGTGAACGCGGAACATGCGACCTGAACCATTGACATGAGACCATTCTCCCAGACAGACCGCTCTGCATCTGCCTGATTGTCATATGTCGATTGGTCTTTACGAGGGACTAATACAGGCGGAATTTGATACGCTCCGGCAATCTTAACCGACTGTTCCAATGTTTCCTCTAATGGTAACAGGTCTTTGATAGTTGACAGCGTGTTAATGAACTCAACCGGAACGCCTGATATTCCCCACAGGTTGCGGTTGCCGGTCAGCCCCATACGGTCGTTGATGTCTGCCAATATCTCGGCTCTGCCTTTCGGGTCAACGGCCTGCATTACATCGTTCTCTTTTACAGCCTTTTTTACCAGGTATCCTGCTGCTCCGTTGTTAACATAGATGTTATAACGTGCTGAATATGTGGCTAATAGTCCGTTGATGTTACGAACTACTTTGAACAGAGGCGGGCGGCTCAATACTAACGATTGATTACGCCTTGTAGCGTCAATAGTAGTTATGCCAACACGTTCAATGTCGAGGTAGTTGTTAACAGTGCTTGCATCGTCATACTTGATTGACTTAACTAAGTCCTGTAACCGCTGTGCCTTCAATATTGAGATATTGGTGTACTCTCTAAGATCGACTAAGTTAGGCTGCAATATATCAAGTCGTGTTATATTGCTCACTGATGGTAAACCCTGCAGTGCCTCAGGAACGGTTATGTAATCAATGGCGTTACCGTCTGAGTTGTAACTGAATACCCATTGATACACCAACTCGTTAAACGAATAGAACGGGTTTATGTCAGTGATAAACCTGTTCAGTTCAGTATTAGGCACTTCAACACCGTTGCGGTCTGCTATGTAATAGCGAACCTTTGAGCAACGGTCTGCATAAAAGTCAATAGGGAAGAAGATTTCAGCTACTGTATTAGCCAAAATAAAGGCGTTTTCCTCACTTAGCTTGTCTGGTATCTCGACTGAACCTACTTTATAAGCGTCATATTCGCGATAACCTGGGGGGTCATCGTGTACAATATCTTTCCAGCCTGTGCGCTTTTTGAGTCGGTCGAGAAATCCCATTAAGGAAATTTTTTACAAATATATACTATATTTTCCCGATTTGGTACATAGTATCAAAAAAAAATTATGTCCCATATAGGAACTTTGCATACTTGATCTTTATAATTGAGGCAGCAAGGCAGGCAGAATCAATCGCATCCTTGCGGTGTTTGTTGTCGCCGTCCTTTGTGTATCCTGTCAACTCGGTAACATATGCCTTGTATTCAGGGTCTGAATTATAGGCTTCCTGATTGAATATAAAGTGCTTTTGCACGAACTCATAATGTGAGTAAATTCGAACCTCCTTATTAACGGTCGATGGAAACGGGCTTAGCTTTTGGTTCTTATTCAACTGCGATTTGATCAGCAGTATAGCAGCAAGCCCAACACCGTTTGACTCAATAAACAGTTGCTCTGTCTTATGATCTCTTACCCTGTCAACAATTCGGCTCGTGTTTGCCTCAATGCCTTGCGTGTTGTGAATGACAGATGGAACGTAAACAAACAGATCGTTGTCATGTTGAACCACGTCAAAGAATGGAATTGAATACTTATCGCCTCCAGTGTCGGCAGGATCACCAACTAAAAACCTGAATACGACATGTTCTGTTTTGGGTGCTGTTGTGTAGAACTTCAGCCTTGACTTAGGCAGCAACACCCCTTCTGGCTCCTGAATCCATCCTCCTAAGACTATATTATCGTATTCATCCGGTGAATCAATCTTCATGCGGTTATAATCTGCAAGAATATTTTTAGGCATCATTTGCAGGTTGCCATCCAGATATGACGCGTGAATATACATCACGTTATCAACAACGGTATTATCACCGCCTTGTAAGCCTTTCTTCTCGAAGAACTCCTGAAATATCCAATGATCTTTTGTGGTTGGATTGAGTATTAAGATAGTCAGGTTTCTTTTTTCGGTAGACCGGATTGAATAAAATATCTTCTTGAATGTCTTATAATCTGGCAGTTCCTCCGCCTCATCATTCACGAAACAGTTAAAACCGGACAATGATTTCAGGTTAGCGGTCTGTTCACGGCTGCCTGTTTTAATACCTTTGAATGCAATGCGATTTAACCCCTTCTCTATGTGTGTGTTGGTATCAATAACCTTACCTCTGAATCCGAGTAGGTCTATTTTGTCTGACACCTCCGGCTTTATAGAATCAATGATAGTTGAGTTTGTGAACCTGGTGTATAGTACCGACCAGTTGTAATCGACTAATGCAATGAGAGAAAAAATAGAAACTGTGTAGCTCTTGAGTGAATAACGACCTCCTGTTATGATCACAGTATCAACATCAGGATAGTTCTTTGTATCAAGTAATTCAAATAGCGGTTGATATTTATAACATAGTTCAATTTCATTCGGCATTGTCGAACTTCTTGAAGGTTACACTTGTAGTGTCAATATGACCAGACAACTCACTGTTAACTTTCGATGTCTCAAACAGTCCATGATATGCCTTTAAAATGAATATCCCCAATGATGGAACTATCTCACCCTTAGCGGTTTTCTTTGTTACGATTTCCTCGCATTTATTGT